CAGGGTCGGTTTCGCAAATCTCCCAACCCTTCGCCCGCTGTGCGGCCGGCCCATTGGGGTTGTAAGCGCCCTTGAGCGCGGGCTCCTCCGTCTGGACCTCGCGATACTCGTACTCGTCTTCACGCAAGGATTCTGCTTGCTTGGCTTCCCTGGCTCGCTGGATGTCTCTTGGCATCCTGGTTTGCTCTCTGTAGGCTGAACCTTCCATTATTTCTTCTCCACCTTCATGTGCCGCAAATAGTCGGCTTCGTACTGTTTCGGGTCGGCCCCAATCTGGCTTGCAATCTTCTCGATTCGCACACGTTGTTCAGCGGTGACGGAACTGCCCTCTTTAGTCTGTTGGTTGATCGGAGCCACCGCAGGAGCGGATTTCGCCTTTGGCTTGACCTTTCCAGAACGCTCCAACTCTCGCATTGCGCCCCCAATCTGGCGAATGAACGCACCGGACTTCCTGATCTTCTCCATCTGGTCTGCCGTGTAATTCGAAGACTGAAGCTGGCGTTTTGCCTCTTCCCACAACTCGGCGGGAGCGTCAGGTTCCTTTGCCCTGGCATCGGCAAGCATCGAATCAATGGCGGACATCCTGCGGGTCACCCGAAGCGCGGCACGATCCTCGAAGTCGAGATCGTCCTCCGATGTTTCGGGCGCATCCTCTTCGTCCTTGACGAATCCAAGTTGCCTAGCATACTGTTTGACAAGTTCCGGGTTGTCTTTGGCGATTTGGTCAAGCGCCGCCTCGTAGGTCATCCCCTCTTCGGAAGCAACCCCTTCCTTGACTTCGACAACCTCTTCGGCAACGCCCTCTTCCTCGGTTTCAACAACCTCTTCGGCTACCGTTGTGTCTTGGGCGTGCTCGTTCTCTTTAGGCATCTTCTGTCTCCTTGGCGATCTTGGTTGCAGCGGCAATCACTTTTGCAGGATACCCAATCTGGGAAATCTCCTCTAAAACTCTTGCCGCGCCACGATCTTCTCCGTAAGCGATCTTGTCGAATGGCATGGTGGTTCTGTTAGAACAAGATTTATGCATATCCTTAGCCTTCTTGCCCCACCATGCCGCCATCGCCGCCCAACATGGGGAGAGAAAGAACTTCTCCCATTCCTCCTGCGAGGGCGTTTGCATACATCATCTCCTGTTGCTGCTGCTTCTCTTCGTCTATTGAAGGAAGCAGGGAATCCTTTTGGTTGAGTGTCAGCGTTTCCGTCGCGGCTCTAAGTAGCCCCGGAATCAAGTCGGGATACCGCTGAAGGATCGTCGGGTCCATCATCGCCAACGATTGCAAGCTCTGGGCCATCAGCGCCACTTGCTGCATCATCGCTTCTGGCGTGGCATTGACGACTTCGCCCTGCGCCTCGTACCAATACGGCATATCGAAGTCTCGCTTCGTCAACCCTTGGGGAAGCGCGTCCGCATACCACGGGTACCAGTCCTCGAAATGCTCGTACAGCAGATCGCCCACCACGTATTCCGCCATCTCGGAAAGCCCGAACCCCGCATTGAGCGTATCGGTGTCAACACCTGCGTCCTGGCCAGCCGCTACCCTATTGACTTCGGTTGCGGACCTTCGCCCCCCTGCAAGAGCTACACCAGAAGCATTGGCCGACATCTTGCCCGCAATGTCGGCGTCGTCCCTTGCCATCTGAATAAGGGACGGGAACGCGGCTAGATCCACCTGGCCTTGCGGGGTGAATACCTGCCCACCCCTCTCAATCGGATACACCATCGCGGGCTGAGCCTGGATTACGTCATCCGGCAGGCTCCAATTCTCAGCGAACATCGGCTTCATGGCCGTCCACATGGACAGCCACACCGTCAGGTTCCGCATATCGTTAGCAAAATACTGAGGGCCTAACAGATTCGCACCTCGGCACTTCTCCCGGTACCAGCGGTTGTACTCTTGATGCAGGAAAAAATCTACACATGGGCTCTTTCGATATTTCCAAGGCTTGATAGAAAGAAGCTGCCTGTCATCCCAAGCATAATGGACAAGCCATAACTTCTCCTCCCCGTTGCCGTCAAAATCGAGAGTCGAATAGAGTTCGTAGTACCGGACCTTCTCAAACTTCCTGTCTGGGGAAGTACCACTTCGATCTTGAGCAATTCGTTCGTCAAGCTCGTCAGGCGTAGCTGAACCAGATTCGATCTTGACTGATTCGTAGTATTCGCCAGATTCCTTCTTCTTGCGAATCTGGTCCACCGTCTGATCGGACAAATGCCCGTGCAAAACCGTCTGATCGAGAGTTGCAACGAACGTCGGGAACACAATGAAGTGAAGCGGATCAGCCGAGTCGATCTTGAGATACGGGTACCTAGTCCTGCCGTTAGGCCAAAACCCCGAAGGCATGTACGTAGCCCTAAGAACCGAATTGCCCCGCCTTTGCATCACATCGAGGCCCACCTGAATCTGCAAGGGATACTTAGCCTTCGCATAGTGAAGCTGCAAGGCTCTCTCGATCATGTCCGCTCTTTGCCCCGTAGGACCGCCTGAGCGCACGTTGACATAAGGATCGACCTTGGACAAGGGGCCAGCGATGAAAGCCGTCCCCATGTCGATCTTGGGGCCAACAACGGGGAAGTGGTACCAAGGAGCAGTCGGCCAAGGCTTTGCAAGGCTCTGGACTGGCCTGTTTGCCGCTGCATCGTCAATCTGACGCCATCTTTCAACCAACTCGCCTCTCGCATCCCGCGCCGTCTGGATCATGTCGCCAATCTTGGCGTTCCAATCCCTGCGGTCTTCCTCAGACAACTTGAGAAGTGTGGATTCCGGTTCTGTGGCTAAAGCGTAGGCTATGTCAGGACTCCGTAAATGCCCCCGATGTCAATGAACGCTAGGCGTTCCGACCCCTTTTCTTCAATTGGGAGCAAGGCTCTCCTTTCGTAGAGCACCTTGTCTCCTGGAAAAACATCTTCCACATACTCGCCAACCGCAACAACATAGGCAGAATCCTCCATCCGTCTCTTCATGGAATCGGGAAGTTCAATCCCACTTTTCGTCTTACCTTCCTTTTCTGGAAGTTCAACCAAAACGTTATCACCGAGCGGTCTGAATCTGTCCATCTTCGCATCTCTCACAGCTACTACGCTCTCATGCCAAGGTACATCAGTGGGACGGCCCCTCGCTACTCCACTTGCCCTGTATGGGCACACAATACCATACAGACGAACCTCGCTCCCCTCTTGGGGCTTATACCCGTCAAGCTCGAAACGATCCATGCGCTTGCCGTCGTCGGGATGCACGAGCACAATATCTCCCGGCACAAGGAACCCATCCCCGAACGGGATAGGTTTTCCCCGGACTTCAGCGCACTGGTTGCGTTTATGGAGCTTATGGGGAGGGTAAAGCCGTCCGCAAGCCAAAACAACGCCCACACAGGGGCGCTTCCGCCTGCTTTCGAGGCCCGTGAGAATGATTCCCCCATCCGTTTCCTTCGGCCTTGGCAGAATCTCGACCGCGACATGCCCATCCAGCATTCTCAGTCGCTTAGACGCGCTTTCGCAATCAATGGACGCGGCTGACTCTAACCCTGTGCAGCGGATGGGTCTCATATTTGTCAAGGTCCTCCAAGTCGTCTACTACGTAAGGGCCGCCTGAAAACGATTCGCCTTGGCACTCCCACTTCTTCCCAACCAGTTTGCATATGAAGGCGTGCTTGCGGCCAGGGTTCGTTACATACCGGCACATCGTTTGAGTCTTGAGCACTGCTACCGGCACATCTTCTACAACAGGACTGCCTTTTGGGAGCTTTTCAAGCTCTTTGATAGCCCTGGCCTTCCTCAAACGGTCCCCTGCGGCCTTTCGGGCCTCTTCCGACATTGGCTTTCTTCCCATTTCTTTCTCCTACGTTCTGGCGATTCGAGTCGCTTTCCCCTGCCCAAAGTGCATAATGTTCTTCCGAACTTCGACCAAAACACTCTGATGTGCGTCGTTGCAATTGTGAACGAGTATGCCATTTGCGAAGAACTCATGTTCACCATCAACCGTTAAGTCGTACACGTTCGCGGTCCCATCGGGTGAGACGCCCCGCACAACGTTTACCGCAAGTACGGGTGCAACTTGCAGCGGAAGTCTCAAACGAGTTCCCGCAAACCGTACACGTTCTGTTGGCTCCAATCGGCCTTTGGCTGCGTTGGTGCCCTTGCCGACATCGCATGGAACAGTACCGAGCCGCATTTCCTTTGGCCTCATAGTCAATCCCGCAAAAATCGCAACGCCTGATCCGAGTAGGTTGTTTCCCGAACTTGCAGCGAAGCGCATGGACACGATGCCATTCAATTCCTTCTGTGGACCCATGCCACGCTTTTGCGGCATCACGAGCGGCAGCAATGCCCTTCTTCCCATTCGCGGACAATTTCTCAAAATGCCTGCCGCTGAGATGGTCGAACGGCGAAAGGCACTCAAGATTTTCAAGCCGGTTGTCTGCGCAATCTTCGTTTTTGTGGTGGACGTGGGACCCTTCTGGGATTGGCCCGTTCGATTTCTCCCAAACATAGCGGTGCAGATATTCGCGCCTGCCGTCCACGTAACCTTTGAAGTAGATACGATCCGATCTGCGAGGCGAATCTGGATACCGAACGAATCGGCTTTCGCCAACCCATATTTCCTCTGCGCCAATTCTGCTTTTCTTGGGTCTTCCACCAGGCATGATAAAAGCATACCAGATTGAATGGCATCAGCGCGACTAAACTCCCCGTCAGCGTGAACCAGGTGGTTTGCGGTAACGCGGACGGTTTTGCCGTTGGATGCCAATACTTTTAGTACTGGCGCATTGTTCGCTGTCTTGCCAGACCATGAAACGCGCCTTAGCCCCTTGCGAGTCCACACCCTGTCGCCAACGGCGACACGTTCGATTGGAACATCCCCGCGCTCCGTAGCAACCAGCGACCCCTGGGCGAGACAATGGCTAAACATGTTCTTTACGGGCTTCAAATACACCATTCCTGGCCCTGCTTCGTCATGCGCCTTCGACGGTCTAAGGCAATACGCGCCCCTCATGCCTTCCACCAGCACCGGGCACCCTTGCTCGCAGTAGATTACCCTTTGCTCCCACTTCGCTTCGTGATCGCCCTCCTGAGAAACCCAATCGGATAGCGCCCAAACTACCGCATCCTCTCTTTGTGGCCAATTGTTCGATATCCGCTTGATCTTGAAACCGCTTTGCTTGGCAATCTCGTAGGCGGACCGGCCTTCCGATCCACTCTTTGTCATAACGGTCTCATCGCCTACGTGGATCAAGTCCTGCCAAAATGCGGGAAGGCGCTCCTGCAACTTCTGACGCACAATTGGAGCAAACGTGCCCATTGCCATATTGGTCATCGGAGCAAGCTCAAACAGGAAATGAATCTGCCCCTTTGGGGTGATCTGCGCTACTACCACCGCTGGCCGCAAGGTCATGCCGCAATCCCAACCGACGTAATATGTAGACTTTGGAATTAAAGGTATCGGTTTCTTGCGAAATGCAATTGGCGCATGGCGCTCGTACACGAAGTCCCTGAACACCGGATCGCCTTCAGCAATTGTCTCGTCCATCTCCATTTCCCTCAGCCATTCCGAGAGCGGTACGCCCCGCATGGCCTTTGCTTTCCACGCTGCGCCCTCCGGCGTGGCAGGGTCCTTGGACGGGTCTGCCGAGTAGTGAAGCCTGACGACCCTGGCCCCTTCCTGGGTCATGTAGGCATCGCATCCGTGCGGGAAGCTCACGCCTGGATCACCTTGCTTCGCTCTATGTCGAGCAGCCCTTTGAAGCGCCCTGATAGATGTTTGAGGATTATCAAGAGGCCCTGCATTTCATCGAGCGGTTCTTCGACGGGGCTCTCAAGAGGACTCCCGTCAAGTCCGATAATCCTTGTCCTCGAAGGAATGATCCCGGAAGTCTGGCTCCCGCCGATGTGATGCTGGACAACAACCACAACCCGGTCTTCAAACTGAACCGGCGTCTGAATCTGCTGGATAGCCATAAACCCCCCGCGCCTTTTCCTTGATTGCGATCCACTCCCGGTTTGCGCTCGCATTGGCAATCGCTACCGCGTGTCCTCCCTTCTCACCAGGAGGACCTTGGCAGACGATATTGGCTTGGCCCCAAACTGCCTTCACCCTCGCGTAAAGCGAAAGCTCCTCGCACTTGGCCCGCTTCGCGCCGCCGCCCTGAAACGAATCGCGGTCGGAGTTTACTGCAATGAACATGGCTCCGTTCGGGAACACCAACTTGTCTAACCCCTGCTTGGCCGTGTTGCCTTCGGTAATAGCGTTAGGCAATCCCCAAGCGGGAAACCGCTTCTGGATGTCGTCGTAGATGAACCAGGACCGCCATACGAAGTCCTTTGCGCCACCCTTGCCCTCGTACTCCCTGCCACCGTCCAAAATGTCTCCGGGCTCAATCCCTACGTCCCATACGTCTAGAGCGCACATGATCCAAGAGATGATGAGACGCCGAGACTTGAACACGATGAATGGCTCACCGCCCGACTTTGCCATCCACCAGTTCCAAACGAGGAACCTTACGTACTCCTTTTTGGGAATCGGAACGGCTTGCCCAGTCGTTTCAAGCCTCGTGCGAACGACCTCGGTGAGGAACCGATACGCGGCCTGCCAAGA